GTTTTTTGGCTTTCCTATACACATATACATTGATTTGTATATAAAACGACTAAATTGTTGCCGTTATTTCTTCATAGGATGAGCCTTGTTCATAGGCTCTTTCTCATGCTTTTTTAGCTCTCTTTTAACTTCATAAATGCCGTTACGCAAAGTAATCATTTCCCTATCTTCACGCTTTTGCATTGCTTTTGTTTCTTTATAAAATTTATCAGCCATTTTATGCTCCTAATATGTCCATAGCTTTATGGATTTTGTTTATTCTATCGCTTAAACCTATTGTTCCGCCATTTATTCTTTTGGTCATGGTAGTCCAATCTTCTATATCAGCAAGGGCATTTAAGCCTTTTTTGTTCCAAAACCAACCAGCAGATAGGCAAGCCCATTCAGGGTCTAAAAGCAGGCTAGGATCGCTTGTAAGGGGCTGTCCCAAGGCTTGACCGCAGACTGTATAGTTAGCCCTGCCAGTAAGCTGTATAACGCCTCTGCCATGAAATTTCCAGCCATCTCCATCTTCTATATTGCCAAGGTCTGCTCTGCCGCCATAAACCTTGTTTGCAATCATTTCAGGGTTATGGGCATATTTATCTGCTATTGCGGCATCAGGGAACCTAGAAGGCCATACACGCATTAAACCACCAGCAGAATAATTAAGGTTTTCTTCTAAGGTCTTAAAGTTATTAGATTCATGCTGGCATTGACCAATAAAAGCCGCCTGCCTTGTATTGGTGTTTATTTGGTACTTGGCAAAAGTAAATTCTAAGACTTTTAACCATTTTGTATCTATACCCAAAGCAACTAACTTTTCACTACTTAGCATTAAAAATACCTATTTGCTCATTAAGCCATGCCTGTAATGATACAAGTTGTAATGTAGTCATCGCACATTTTTCAATAAATTTAGGGTCGGTGGCTGTGCCATCAGTTCCGCTGGTGGTGTTGGAAATTGTGCCTGTTTGATTGCTACTGGAGAAGCGCAACCCACCATAAGTATGCTTAATAAGATTGAGCTTATTTTGATAGTCATTTTTAACCTTTTCCGTTACTTGATTGGCTTCTTTAGCCTTCGCCTTGTTAATCATTTCCTGCTCTTTTGCCGCCAATTCTGTTTTTGCTACATAAGAATCATATTTTACAGATTCATATCTACCATAGCCAATACCACCAATAGCCGCTAAAGATAACGCCGCATAAATATAAAACTGAATTGGAATAGTTAAGCCAAACATTATTTTTCTTCCAATGGTAAGGTTGTATAAAACCTAAGTACAGCGCAAATAATGCCTATAGCCATAAAAATAGGGCCATAATATTGCGTTGGTATGTTTTTTTCAAGATAAGGAAAATACATTTCTATTGCGCCAAATATAGCTATGGCAAACGAAAACCACATTGTTTTGGAGTGCATGGCTCCTATGGTTTTGCGTTTCATTTAGCGTGGTATATGCCAGCAAAAAAGCTAATAATTCCACTAATAGCAGACACAACAGCCATACCCATCCAAAACCCGCCACGACTTTTATTTGCTAGTTCAAGCAAAGCTTTAATATCTTTATCCATATCATCAACTTTGTTTTGCAAAGTTTCTACTTGTTGTACAAGTCCACCAAACTTGAACATATCAAATTTATCGTTATCAGCCATGATGGTGTCCATTATGTTTTCATTATGTATGCAAGAGCATAATAAAATGGTGAATTAGAACCAGCACTTGTCATTACGCCTGATGAAACAAAGCCGCCTGCTGAATTTACTGTGTAAGAACTTCCTGCGCCAATTACAAATTTATCACGCAAATCAGGAGAACCGCTTTGACCGTTACATAAAACATAACCTGATGGAATGGCTGTAGAAGCACCTGACCAAATAATAATTCCGCCTGATGGAACATTAATTACAGAGCCAGCACCAGGAATACCTGAAATGTTGTCGTAAGTATATAAAGTAACATTTGCGGCTGTAGCCAATACAAACTTATAATTGTTTGTACTAGATAGCCAAATAGGAGTTGGTGCTATTCCATTTACACCCAAAACAATAGGGTTAGAGTTTGGTATTAAACCATCAACGCCTGTATAAGTAGCTAATGGAGTAGTTGTGCCAGCTTGATAGGTATATAACAGACCACCAGCCAAAGGCAAAGTATCCAAACCTAAAAAAGGTGTCATTGAGTTGCCAATAGGCGATAGTAAGACTGTCATTTTTGTTCCTTGCCGTAATTTACAAATTCATTAACTTTATTCAGTTGTTTTTTTGTTTGGCGTTTGTTATATAAAAATTTACCAATAGTAGCAACTGGTACAGGAACTCCAGTTACAGCACCTTGTAAACCCATTTCTGCGGCTAAAGCCATAAGGCTTGAAGCAGTACCCGATGGATTAGTTGTGCCAACAGGAACAGTTTGTAAGTCTTTAGTAACTTCATTTAAAGTTCTATATTGTTCAGCACCTTTTTTACCAAAAATAAATTCTAATTTTCCACTTTTGTCTAAATCTGTAATAATTTTATTTAAAGCATCAGTTGATGTGTAAGGTTTACCATTAATATCACGATTAACACCTTTTGTCGCTTCATCTTTAATTTTTTGAGCAACTGCGCCACGCAATTCTTGGGTCATTTTTTGACCTTCAGGCCCCATCTTTTCTAAAGAACCAAATAATTGCTTAACTCTATCACCTGGACCTTGAAACAAAGTTTTGTCTACAAGGTTTTCAATGGCAACAACTCGTTCTTGGCCACCTTTTTTCATGGCTGTAATTTGACTTAGTGCTGGAGTGTTTTCAAACTCTTTCATGTAAGCCGTATTTAAAGCTCTAGCATTTTTATATAAATCTCCGCCTTTTCCTTCTGTCATTTTATCCATTAACTTAATGGCTTTTTTTCCATAAAAAGAATCAGCACCTGAAGATTGAGCTAAAACAACAGCCATTTTTCTAATTTCTTCTAAATCATTAATGCTTACTTCTCCGCCTTTAGCGAGGCGTTTAATTTCTTTATTTAAACTTTTTAAAACAGTAGCATTTTCTGCGGCAGAATAATTGCTTGTTACAAAATCTTTTAATGGTTTTACTGGTATAAGTTCATTCATTTCACCAGCATTTCTAGCTACATCATAAGAATTTTGCACTTCTGCATATCTTGCTTTTTTAGCTGGTGCAACAGTATTAAAAAGCATTTGACCTAACTCACCTGGTGCGGCTCCACTAAATTCTGCGCCAGTATCGTAAACAAATTTATCTAAGTTTGCTTGAATTTTGGCATTGTCATCAGCATATTTGGTTTGCAACTCTCCGCCCAAAACAGGGTCTTTAGCAGTTTCTCTAGCAAAACGAACATCGGCAGGAGCTCTAGTTACTTGGTCTTTAGATAACTCAATAGGAATAGGAAGCTCTCTAGCTCTCTCAATTCTTGTTTTTTGCATACCAACTTCAGCCGCACCAACGCCAGCCATTGTTGGTTCTTTTTTAGCAAACTGTTCTGTTATGCCTTTAACTGCTGGAGAAATAACCTCACCAGCTTTTGTAATGCCTTTTTGTATTGGTTTGGTAACTACACTAGCTGGAATTACAGCCAATTCAGGATCATAAACAGTTCCCTTAATGCTTTCACCAATAAACTTGCCAGGATTTTCTACTATTTGAGTACCTATGGCTTTTGCTGTTTCTACAGGGCTTCTAATAAATTGTTCTGCGCCTTTTAAAGCACCTTTACCTTTTGCAATAAGTTTTTCTTGTGCCGCTTGTTTATCTTGTTCAGTAAAGCCAGGTAAATTTAAACTAGCCGCTGTATATTCAATAGCTGGAGCTAAAATAGATTCTTTTTTAAATCCTTCATAAGACATTTCACTCAAAGGTTTTTTAAGTTCTTGAAAAAATTCTTGTTGTTTATTTTCTGTTTTTGCAGTTTCTTTTGATGGTGATGTACCAAGAATTAAATTAGATACATCATCACCAGCAGACAATATTTGTTCATGCTGTTCGTTAAGTTTAGGAATTTGCCCAGTAGATTTGCCAATGGTAGAGCCAGGAATACTAGCCCATTGCGTACCCATTAATTTTTTGGCTTTTTCAAATTCACCAGCTTTTAAAGCATCTAAAGCACCAGTATCTTTCAAAATACCTACAGCCGCTTTTTCTTGGTTTTCAGGACTAAAATCTTGTAAACCTAATTTTTTTGCTTGCGCTTCCCAGGTAGGAGCAAGAATTTGATAGCTTCCTGCCGCAGTAGTAACATCACCTTTATTAGTGAAAGGTATCTTTATATTTGGATGTTTTGATAAATCATTAAATTCTTTGTAACCAAACATTTGATTAGCTTTTGGCTTGCCTTCATAAGCGTTAATATATTGCAACGCTTTTCTAACATTAGGATGTGATAAATCTTCAGCAGAAATAGGTTCCGCACCACTAGGCTTACCTCCTAATGGTTTTGCAGAGCCGCCAAGAATCAATGAGCTAACATCATCCATCATAGAGTTCCAGTTTGTGTCATTTTCATGATATTAAGATACTTTTGATTGTATTCTTTTCTAGCTGGTGAATCTTTAGGGCCTAATAATTTATCAACTTCTTTTGCTTTGGCTTCCGCATTTAAAGCAGGGTCTTTAGCAATGTTAATAACTTCAAATATTTTTGTGTCTGCATTTTTAGACCACATTTGTTTAAATGCGTTCATGTTGTTATCGCCAAATTTATCTGAAAAGTTTTTAGCGGCATTAGCTTGCATATCTATATTAGTCATGTCAGCTTTGGCACGATTTGCAATTTTAATAAGAATTTCAGGCGGATAAGTGTAGTCACCATTAGCCGCAGAACTAAGAGTTTTATCTGCATCAGTTCTTAAACCTAATGCTTGCATATTGCTTAAAGTTGTATTGGCTAAGTTTTTGCTTAATTCAATATAAGTAGGATCGCCTAAATAGGTTGCAATTTTTCTTCTAACCGCACCAGCAACACCGCTAGTTGGCTCATACCAAGGAGATTCTTCTAATTGACGAGCAATTTTAATTGTTTCATCAAGATTTCTGCGTTCAGTAGCCATTTGTGGCTGACGGCTGATTAAGTTATTTTTGTAAGCAACACCAGCTTCTCTATCTGCAACTTCAGATGGACCAGCCGCATAAGGTTCTCCAGCTTTTCTTACTGGATAGGTTAATTGAACTGGTTGTGCGCTTTCTGATACAGGCTGAGTTTGTGCATTAGGTTGTACATTAGGTTGTACAGGAGCTTGCTGTGGAACAGTAGGAGTAACTCCACCAACAGGAGAAACTTGACCTTGAGCTTGATTAAACAACGCAGGCTGACCACCAACTGTTGTAAGTTGTGGCAAATTAGCTTGGTATTGAGTTGTAATAGGTGTAGCTTGATTTCTTAAATTTGATAAATGATTTGTATATCCAGGCAAATCATTTTTATCTAAAAACTCTTTACCTTGTTGATAAAATTTACCATCACCGCTTACGCCCATGCTTTTTAACCAATCATGAGTAGCCTCATATTCTTTTTTTACGCTCTCAATATCACCAGTTTTTAAAGATTTTGAATTTTCTAATCCTGCTAATGCGCTATTTGCAATCGTATAATTTTCTTTTTGAAATTCTAATTGAGATTTTTTGGATTGAGCAATACCTTGTTCAATGCTAGGTTGTAGTAATGCTTGTTCTTTTTGCAAAGCAGTCATAGAACGAGCCGTATTAGCTAGTTCTAACATACTTAATGGCGTGTTAGCACCTGGCTGTTGATTACGCCTTACAACAGGCTCAACATTAAAATTAGTTGGTGCAAAACTTTGAACTGAATTTAAATCTGCCATGATTTTTCCTTAACCTAACATAATTGGGTTAGAAATATTTGAACCATCAGGCGCAACTACTGCTCCTCCACCGCCAGTACCGCCAGTAGGCTTGTTAAGCATACTGCTTAGCAACATATAATTGCTTATGTTGTTGCCTGCTCCGCCAATAGCATTTCCATAAGCATCATATTGTGCTTGTGTACCAGCCGCTTGTGCATTAGCAGAACCAATAGCTAATTGTCCTTGTGCATTTCCTTGATTAGCATATAAATTTGCGCCAGTTTGACCATATCCAGTAGCAAGTCCAGCCAAAGCATTTCCTTGTCCTGCATATAAATCGCCAACTTTTCCTGTTGCGGCAAGGCCCATGTTGGCTACTGGCTGAATATTACCAAATATGTTATTTCTTTGATTTTGATAGTTTGTAAAGGCTTGTTGATAGGCATTGCCAGCAAAGTTTTGTGTGTAATTTTGTAATGCTTGTTGTGCATTTGCGCCTACAAACCCACCAGTAGCATTGTTAGCTTGATTGGCGGCTCTTTGACCTTGGCTTAATTGAAATTCATAATTAGGAGAAAGTCCGTTATAAAGGTCTTGTGTATTAAATTGATGTGAAGCATAGCCACTACTAATCAGTCTACCAAGCTCATTTGCGGCAATTCCGCCTGCATTTTGGTATGGAGCAAAACCAGCAATAGCATTACCATAGTTGCTTGTAATATATGGTTGGGCTATATTGTATTGATTTGATAATAGGTTTTGAGCATTTCCATAGTTTGTATCTATGGCTTTTTGTGCATTTGCAAAACCTTGCTGTTGCTGTTGAGATGCTTGTTGAGCACCCGAACCTTGCATGGCTCCTTGCACTATATTACCTACAATTTGCGCTCCAACTGTTGCGGCTATGGTTGATGCGATTGGCATATTAGACCTCTTTTATTAATACTTCATCAATTTTATTAGCATCTGTTTCATTTGTTGAATGAATACAGTACCAAACACAATCTTCTAATGCTTCTATGGAATGATGTATTTCTGCCATTATTTCTAAGCAAGCAGGAGCTTCATATTCCGTAGAAGTATCATCAGTTTTTACTAAAACTTTACCTTTACCCAAAATACTTAAATGACTATATTTATGGCTATGAGAAAGCGCAATGTATCCTTTAGGAATACGCATTTCTTTTGCATACAAATTGTCTGAAAAATGGTGAACTGTGCCTAAATCGACATCAAAACGACCCAAATTTTCTTTAACTAATTGTTCTAAGCTCATAGGTTGTAATAAGGCACTTTATAGGGTTTACCATCAACATAAACATTCATAAAACCAACAGGGTTGGCAGGCAAACTTGCACTTCCAGCAGTTGCTGTCGCTGAAGATGTTTGATTTAACAGCCCAAGAAAAAATTGAATCCATGCCCTAGATGGTCTTTTAGTATTTTCCTCTAAAAAGTCAGTCTGTGGCAATGGATTTATGGTAGTGCCAGCATATATTTGATTAGCCATTAGTTATCTCCTGAACTAGCTTTAAGGTTTGCAGAAACAATAACTGCTTTAACTGGATCGCTAACCACTACTTCAAAAATGCGATCTCTTGACATTCCAAGCCTACGCCAAATAGCCCTATTCTTATATTTGCCTTGCTGACCAATATCTTGCCAATATTCCTTAGACCATGTAGAACCACCATCATTAGACCAACGGAGCATAGCTTGAGGGTTATAAAGAACATCTCTAATGCTTAATTGACCAGCATCACCTAAAACATCAATATCTTGATAACCAATGATTAAAGAACCAGTACCAGAAATGTAATAAGGGCTTCCTAAATAAATATTTCTATCTCTAGAAAATCCTTGAATACCTACGCCAGGTTGAAATTGAAGCTGTAATTCATCAAAATATTGTCTTTGTAAATCAGAAGTAATATGTGGAGCCCTACGCAATCTGCGTATAGACTGATTATTATCTGTGTAATTGTTTTGATCTAATTGGTAAAGATTGCCATTTTCCCAATCTCCAACCACAACATAATTTTGAAAAACTGCCGCACAGTTACTGCGATGACGATGATATTGGTCATAAGTATCTACCCAAAGCCATTTATGCCAAAGCTGTGTTGTGAAGTCATAAGCCCAAGTAATATCAATAGTTGGAAATGAAACAACATACACTTCATGGCCTTCTAGTTGATAAGTATAGGCAATAGCATCTTCTGTATATTGATCTAAAAGGCTGTTTTCAACTGCATGAGTAGAAATACGCTGTGGGACATAACCATTCATTAATACAACTTGATTTAATCCACGAATGTTTTGTGACACATAAGCAAAAGAATTGCCAACTCTAGCTACTGAAAACGGAGCAATAATACCTTGTTGCGTAGATGAGCCTGGAATACGCTGATATGCAACTGGAGTAGTTCCTTGGTCATTCCATACTTCTGATGATTTTTCACCTAAAAGAAATAATTGACCATTATTAGCAATTAATGACACCAAATTATCAGGAGAAGTAAATTTACTACCAAAGCTTAAACCTTGAGTTATTGGACTTAAAAGGTCTGAAACTGCAAACTGTTGTGTATCAGGTCTTGTGTAAATAAAGTAATTATCGTTTACATCAACTACGCCGCCACCAGTAAAAGCACCATCTGTAGTGGGCAAAACAGTAAATTGATGGGCATAAATAGTTCTTGAAGAAACCGTTTGAGCTACAGGGTTTAATATATATGTGCCTACACCGCCTGAGCCAGTACCTAGAGCAGTAATAACTGTTCCATTTAATATTCCAGTTCCAATAATTGTTGTGCCTATGCGAATAGTTCCTGAAGTAACAGCAGAAACTGTTAATGTAGTAATTCCAGCGGCAGTAGCAATAGAACCAGTAAATATGGCATAAGGAGGGTCTGTGGATAACTGTTGTGATGATATGTTTTGAGCATTATTAACAGACCATAAAAATCCTGAACCACTAACAATTATTGTGCCTTTTGCAACACCAATACCAAAAACTTGTGAACCTACGCTTAAATTCCCTACTGGCGTTGTTGTAACATTTAAAATTGTTCCTGAAATATAGCCAGTAAATTTAGTTGTATTAGGCGAATCAATTAACCATGAGTAACGGTTTTCACCATCCACAATATATACATAAACACCATTATCTGTAATGCCAACAGGACCACTAGAACTCAATAATTGACCAATAATGGATGTTTCAAAGTTATACGAAACTGCATATACATAAGAGCCACACACCGCTATAAGCTGTGATCCGCCTGACGATATTGTTCTTAGCCCTCTTACTTCTTCTTGATTAGGAAATGTTGCTAAACGAGTTAATCCAGGAGTAGGATAAAGAGCAATAATGCCTCTTTCGCCTTGAGCTTTTGTAGGGTCTATCTCAGGCCGCCAATTAATACATTCTTGGTCATTCTGATAAATAGAAGGGGCTGTGTAGGAAGCTCCTACAAATCCAAATTCAGCCATTATCCTGTAAACCCACCGCTAAGAATCCATCCAGCATCCTTAGCTTTTCCTGAAAGCATTGCATCAGGGAAACTAGCAACTTGTACAGGCTTCATATTTGTGCGTTTTAAAGTAGCTTTTGCTTGAGCGGCATACGCATTAATCATTTGTATTTGTGTAGCATTTACTTTGCCATACATAGGCATTAATCTTTCAGCCAGGTTCCAACGCAAACACATTGCATAGCCTTGCGGAAACGCTAAATCCTCATACAAGTCATCATAAGTGCTGTAAATTGTGGAGGAGAAAAGGTGCATTTCACCCTGTGCAGGATTAGGCCATACAGTTATATTTCCTGATTGTGCATTAGGGTTGTAGTACAAGGCTTTAGGCCAAGGACCATTTAAAGTTTTTAAACCAATTTGGTTATAGTTTTCAAGGGCTAATATGCTTACTTGATAATCCAAACCACCACCATAAATAGGCTGACCATTACTGGTAGTATTTATCCTGACAAAAGCGGAATCGATGCCTAATGGCTTTTGATAGTAAAGGGTAATAGGAATAGGCGTTACTGTAGCCGTCATAGCCCTACTGCCAAGACTTAGGCTTGTACTTATAGTGTATGTACCAACTCCGCCTGATGCGCTTATAGCAGATGTAATGGTTGTATTTGCTGGTATTCCAGTTCCACTAATTGTTGCGCCAGCACCCAAATAGCCAGTTGCAATAGCAGTTACAGTAAGGGTTGTCCCTGATATAGAAGCTGTAAAAGCAGGAGCAGGAGTTGTTGCATCTATATTAAGTCTATATGTACCAGCTTCATTAACATTTCCGCCAGCACCAGTTAAAAATTCTACAATTTTTGTAGTTACACCACTAATACCAATACCGCTAAGGGTTTGCCCTAATGCAACTGCACCTGAAGTTACGCCAGTTACAGTAAGAACTTTTCCTGAAATAGAGCCTGTAATAGCGGCTCCAATATAGTTAGCTGTACTTGGATCAGGGCCGATAGTATATTGAGTTTGACCTGAAATTAAAGGAAACACTATTTCTGTAGTGTTATAAATCATCATGCCTTCATTTGACCATTGGTCAATAAGGTCATTGAGCATTTCTAGGGCATCTTGAGCCGCATCAGGCGTTGGAACTTCTCCAGCCTCTAATGCGCCAATGTCTTTTAAAGCTCTGCTGATAATGTCTATTGGTCTGCTCATGGTATTCCGTTAAATTTTTACTGTAAAAGTAGGAAGAACCCAAGGCTTTTTCAATGCTATTGGTTCTATTGCGCTTAATTGATTATCTAAATTATCCTCAATAATGCACTTTTCATCAATTATTGATTCTTTTTGTATCCAAGCGATTACATCTTTTTCAGTAGTTTGATCTTGTAAAAAATGACTTTTATCTTTAAAAAGCCAGTTTCCTTCAGTCATTACTTTATTGCTATCTTTCAATGCAGTAACTTGATATTTAACAGAAACAATTTCTTTGCCTTCTGCATAAATATCAAGCACTTTCCATTGATAAGTTGTCATGCTGTGTAAGTTCCAGAGCTATTGTAGGTCAAGATTACGGTAGTTCCATTATTTACTACTGTTGGACTACCAGTAATAGTTCCTGTGTAGTTAGCAGAAGCCATAGATAAAATTACAACGCCTGAACCACCAGGGCCACCAAAATAAATTGATCCATTATTTCCTGAATTACCACCACCGCCACCACCAGTATTTACTAAGCCGCTACCACCAGTAGCTTGAAAAGCACCAGCACCACCGCCACCAGCACCACCAGCACCACCGCCGCCACCGCCTCCAACTTGGCCACCGCCACCGCCACCGCCACCACCAAAGTTAGTGGCAACTCCAGTAATTAGTGTTTGTGCTCCAGCGCCACCAGCGCCGCCTTGATTACCGCTACCACCAGCGCCATTAGCCGCAGAACCACCGCCTCCACCGCCTGAAGCTCCACCTGAACCGCCAGCAGTAAAGCCATTTCCTGAAACACCACCTACACCAGCATCTAATGCACGACCACCACCAATACCTTGAGCAAAACCAGTAATTGTAGAGGTAGAACCATTTGTTGCGGCGGCTCCACCACCACCAATAGTCATAGTAAATACTGTGCTTGGAATAGCAGATGCTACGCTAGATGTAAATTGACCACCTCCGCCTCCGCCGCCAGGATAGTTTGCACTACCACCACCGCCGCCACCAACTACAACATAAGTAATGTTGTATTGACCTTGTTGAGCCACTACAAATTTGTACCAAGCTGAAACTGCTGGTAAATAACATTCATAAAGTCCACCACCATCGGTGTTATAACGAATTTGACCAGCCGCAGGAGGAGATGGTCTTTGCACAGTATTTCCTACTGGCAATCCAAATGCACTTGTGCCAGTAATTGTTAAAAGACCAGTTACAGTTAAATTATTAAATGTAATATTTCCTGATGTATCTTGATAAAGCAAGGTTCCATCAGCCGCAGGAACGGTTAAATTGTATGTTCCAGCAGTATTTGTACCGTTTAAAGTAGTTGTACCGCCTGAAACAGATTGAAATACTAGCTGTGCCATGATTTATTCCTTATGGTTGTGGGTCTGCTAATACCCAAGACAATGTTGCTTCATTCCATACATATACTTTGCCATCTGTAGGATAAGGAACAGGGGCTTCCCATAAAAAAGTTGATGTATTTAATATCCATGATGGATATGGTTGTGGCGCATAAAAAACACCAACATAATCACCAACGGTATAGTTTTTATCGTATGTATATCCAATTCCAGGATAATTGGCTCGAATCGGAGTTCCTCCGTCTGGAGTCATTGGTTCTGCTGGAGGACTTGGTGCGTAATGCACATTTCCATGAGTGTTGTAATCACCTTGAACCCAATCTCCAACTTGAGTATTAATAAAATCTTGATCTGCTCTAATAACTTCAGAAACCAAAAATTTCATTGAATCAAGTGTAGGTTCGCATTTTGCAAAATATGGCATTTAATAACTCCTTTTAAGCTGTATATGTACCACTAGATGTATAAGTTAATATTGTATTGCTACCTGATGTTGTAACAGTAGGACTTCCTGTAGTTGTTCCTGAATAAACATTGGTTGCAACAGAAATAATTACAACGCCAGAGCCTCCTGAACCACCATTTGTACTTTGGTTTGATTGATGTCCACCACCACCGCCGCCGCCAGTATTAATAACACCATTTCCACCAGCAGTTGCAGTACCTGAATCACCGCCAGCACCGCCTCCGCCTGAACCTCCAGCCGCTCCATTACAAGTATCAAATCCTGAACCGCCTCCACCACCAGCATAAGTTACTGATGATCCAGTTATAGATGATGCTAAACCATTTCCGCCTGCACCAGGTGATGTTAATGATGTTCCATTGCCACCTCCAGCACCAGCTCCACCACCGCCTCCGCCAGCAATTCCAGAACCTGAATAACCACCAGTAGTTCCTTGACCAGCAGTTCCTGAACCACCTGGATATGTTGGATAAGTTGCATTATTTGATGCCCCACCACCTGAACCACCATTGCCACCTTCACCACCGCCATTTCCACCTCTACCGCCACCAATAACAGTAGTTAAACCAGTAAATGTAGTATTTGATCCAATGGTTGAATCAGCCCAAGAACTTCCAGTTGTACCACCAGCACCGCCAGCACCAATAACGATTGTATAAACCGTTCCTCTTGTTACGGGTGCTGTGCTTGTTAATAGACCGCCAGCACCGCCACCTGAACCACGACCAGCACCACCACCGCCTGCAACCATTAAGTATGTAATAGTATATCCAGGCGCTAAAGTTCCGCTACTTGTAAATGTATGAATAGTATTTCCACCGCTAGAAGTAACAACACCGCCTGAAAATTTTTCACTACCAACATAAGACACAATAACTATTCCTGATCCGCCTGAACCTGAATTGTAATTTCCACCAGTTCCACCGCCACCGCCACCAGTATTTATTGTTCCGTTAATTGGTAGTGTTGTATATACACCGCCAGCACCGCCTCCGCCTGAACCTCCAGCCGAGGTTGTAGAAGCTCCTAAAGATGCTCCGCCGCCACCGCCACCAGCATAATAAACACTAGAACCTGATATAGATGATGCAATACCTATACCACCAGCACCAGCTACAAGAGCAATACCCGATGGGCCATTACCACCAACTGCGCCAGCACCACCGCCGCCACCACAATAAAAATTAGGAGAATGAGCACCACCGCTACCACCAGCAAATCCTTGCCCAGAAGTAGCAGAACCACCAGAGCCTGAACCAGTTCCACCGCCACCGCCTGATCCACCAGCACCGCCATTATTACTATTAAATCCGTTTGCACCACCAAATCCACCACCGCTAGAAGTTAAAGAAAATGCCGTTGAATTTGATCCAGTATTGCCTGTTCCTGATGCTGTGCCTGCTGATGGGGCTCCAGCACCTACGGTAATGGTGTAAGTTAAAGTAGGCGTTAAAGTAGTTATTCCGCTTAAAAAACCTCCAGCGCCTCCACCACCTCCATTGTTTACACCACCTGAACCGCCTCCAGCTACTATTAAATAACTAGCAGAAATTCCCGAGCTTCCATAAGTCCACCCAAAGGAGGCCAATGAAGCAGTCCCAATTTTGGATAGTCTAGGCATTATTTAAACTGAGTTTGTGAGGCTAATACTGTGTAAGTTGCAGATGCTGTTTTGGTAATAACATAGTTATAAACATCAATACCACTAGCATTTCCACTTGTTGGAGCAGTACCACCAGCCCATTTAGGAGTTACAGAAGTTCCATCAATAGTTAAAGCATTGTTGTAATAAGCTGTTGAACCTTGCGTAACCATAAATGTTACAGCTATGGTGTCATTAGTAGCCATTAAAGTATTTAATGATGTACCGCTTGATCCTCTAAAATTTACAGTCCAATTTGCAGAAGCATTGGATGTGTAATAAAGAACAGATTGTATGGTTACATCATAGTTAATTGTGCCTGTAGCCGCAGTTGCAGACACGGTTGTAGGCTCTGCAATGTTAGGCGTTTTAAGACCATAAGCACTTGCAGTACCAGCCATAGTAGCCGAAATAAAGCTTAAAAGCCCTGTAGAAGGGTTGTAAGATAATTTAGTAGAGCTAGTATTAACTGTGCTAATTGTGCCGCTTGTAGCACTTGTAAATGTTAAATAACGAGTAGCATTGGTGCTTGTATCATCAGCAACAGTAATAGTGGAAGCTGGAATTGCTTGCCATGTTGGAGCAGATGCACCATTGGATGTTAGCGCATATCCAGCAGTCCCTGTGCTACCAGCTAATGAAATAGTGTTATTAACTCTTAAATCAGTAAATGTTCCAGCTAATGCAGTAGTTCCACCAATAGCCACATTATTCATTGTTGAAGCTGTAGCAGGATTAACAGTTAATGTTCCGTTAGGAGAAATTGTTACAGTTCCTGCTGATGTTGGGCTTATTTGAATTGCCGCCGCCGCACCGTTCATGTTAATAGAGCCATCTACAGTAACATTTATGCCACCACCACCGCCCCATTGCAAACAATTATTTCCAGTATTGGTTCTTAAAGAACCTCCAGCTGATCCTGCCGCATCAAAATTTGT